GGCGGTGCTTTCTTACTGCGTAAAACCTTCGCGGGTGCTTTAGCTTTCTTAGACTTGGCTACCAACTTCGACTTATCAAACATCATTGCTTTATGTAGCAACATGATCACGTTAGGATCGGTATATTGATTGACAGACTCTTCTGGTAAACCACTGTTAATAGCATGATGCCGAATGTCGTTGTATAACTCTGTAGACCATTCTGGCAACTCTTTTTGGAGAACCTCAATGCAGGACTTGGCACTCTCGCGCTGTTGTGCTGCTTGTTTATTTTGGAGGTCACCATAAAAGCTATTAGCCTCTTCTGTGAGGAATTTAAGATCGCTTTCTGCTGCTTTAGCTTCAGAGCGTAGCGCCGCAAAGTCATCGGGGTTCATCTGCCGCGAGGCAACTAACATATCGACTTCTTCGTAGGGCTTAAACTTCTCTCTAGCGTTAGTAAGCAGGGCTTGTAATGACGCATCTGCACGTTGCATTGCTTCATTGGCTTCTTTTTTCTGGTTTGCTGTTTCTTGAGACTTTCGTGTGAGTGACGCTTCTTGACCGTACAATCGCTTTAAGTCTTTCAAAGATGCCTGTTTGGTCTCACCATCGACTTGAAGTTCTACCATTGTGTCATCGGAAATGTTGACTTCCTCTGGCTCTTCTTCAGTCTCTTCGGATTCCGCATCAGGGTCTTCTTCTGACTCAGCTTCTTGTTCGGTTTCTTCATCTAACTCAGTTTCATCAGATTCATCTACGTCTTCAGTCTCTTGTTCATCTGTAGATTCCTCTGTTGCCTCTAGTTCACCTTTCTCAGATAGCTGATCTTCATCAGCGTCCATCCAGTTTGCTAATATGGCATCTGCGACATCGTCCGAAGACATTTCATCGCCAAGATCAAAGCTTTGCTGCACGTTATCATCTGACATAGTGCTACTCCTCTTCTTGTTTTTTGGTTACTTTTGCGCTTATTTGATCACGCACTTCAACTTGCTGGCGAAGGGTATTTACCACATCGCTGACTGCACGATAATGGTTGTATGCCTCTTCACGCTTTATAGATTCATCAGGTGCAGAAGATAAGAATGCTTGTACAGTTGAATCTACCAGCGAATTAATAGTGCGGGTGAATGCTTCTGTACCCAGTAGCGTTTCTGCTTCTGAACCTTGGTTTACTAATGTTGCTTCGTTTTCCATGCTGCTCTCCTTTTAAGAACATAGTGGTTAAAGAATGGTTACCCATTCGGTGAGGCGATAGCCGTGATCTCATCCGCTTCTTGTGCCAGGATAAGTTCTGCGGTATCGATTACTTTCTTGTGATTCAATTGTGCTTCACTCAGATCAACCTTATCGCTTTGTATAGCGAACTGATTTTCAGCTTTCAGACGTTCAAGTTCCAGCTTCATTTGCATGTTCTGGATTTCCATCTTAGCCTTCATCTCTCCAAGGGCAGTCTGTCGCTCTTGTACTTCAAGCTGTTTCTTCATTAGTTCTAACTGAAGTTCTTGTGCTGGATCAGGTTGCTCCTCTGGCAACTTGTCAGGGCTAGTTAGGTATTCAGCTACATTCTTGATACCCGATAATTCCATAACCTTAGACATTAATTGGAATTGGTTTTGAGGGCTGTACATCTTTGCCAGACTAGGGTCAGCTTGGAAGACTTGGTGCATAGCCATGTACTTTTGACTTTCCTTTTCTTGCTCACCATAGCCAAGGGAAAGTTCTACAGTTACATCACGTTTGTCTGCCCAGTCGCTAGGGCTAATCTCAATGTACTTACCACTAATCTCAACGACCTTCTCTGTATCTTCATTTTGAATTACTAGCTGGTATATAAACTGATAAAGAGGTTTTACAAACTGCGTTGCAAAATTTCGCGCTATTATCTTTTGACGCTGTTGCGACATCGTAGCTAACTGCTCGACCATAGCGGCTGAATTTTGTTTGGAAAGGGCATTCTTATCTAAACCTTGGCTTAAACTACTGACACCCGTTGTCTCTTCCATGTTACTAGCAAGCATGTCTATTGTTGTGAAGACAAACGGATTAAGTGGCGATTGAAGCATAGGTGTAATCGCATCAGGTCTGGTCACGTTGACCAATCCTCCAACACGGTTATCGATTAGTTCTTTCGGGTTCGTGAGGCCACCCTTCAGAACTTGATAGCGTGGGTTATTGGTAATCATTGCGTGGTCTAAGATAGACCTAGTTAAGACAGTTCTGGCATTCTGTGTAGCCACCAGTTTGTCTGCAAAGTTATTACCGTAAAAAGCGTGAGGGATCGGGAGCGGAACAAATGCAATGAATGGTTTTCTATTAACCTTCTCTTTTTCAAGAAGCACATTACCGGCTTTCATTATCTTATAGAGTTCAGCAACTCCCGACCCCTCAACGTCCAACTCCATATAAACTTCGTGAACCATTACCGTCCTAACTTGATCTTGGTAACCTTGGCTGTTGAAGCCCCTGTCAGCATTGATAGAGTCGTGACGCGCCAAGACTTCCAAGTCGGTGTCTAGGTCAACGTCAGTGTGATCGCCTATCTTGTCTAACAGTTTTTCTGAGTAGCCCATTGATCTTAAATCAGAGATAGTCTTTTTAGTTCGATGGGCGCAAAACAACACGCTATCTAGAGACTTCGCTTGTGATTCAATGAGGAACTCTTCTGGAGGTATATTTTCTATTACTACTTGGCTAGTGTCGCGGGTGACCCGTATCTCACCGGAAGTAAGACCAAGTTCATCTTCTTCTGTCTCACCTAACTCCACATTGTCTTGTGCCAGTAACATATCTAGTTCGTCTTCACTCAAGTTCTCAAAGAACTCAGAGGTAGTTTCTGATTGCTGCTGCCAGAACACTTTGGCTATACCTACACGCGCAGTGAGACCATCGTGAATAACTGATGACATTACTGAGTACAAATCGTTCTGCCGGTGTGCAACGTAGTCGGTATACTCAGAGCAGACATTCGCCATGTCTACGTCATCTTCGTTCTCTGGAGAAAAGTGTACGATCTTGTTACCAGCGGAGAAAGTCTCAAGTAAAGCCGCTCTCATTGACTCTACGGCATTCCAAACATCTAAAGAGACATACTTGCTGTTCCCGTCATGGGTAGGCTTGGGCATATTACCGCTGTAGTACTCCATGACATTTGCACGTTCACGGCTCAAGGCGCTGTCGTGGTAGCCCACTGAGCGACCTACACTTTCATCGCACAATGCAACTATCTCTGCGTCAGAGAGTTTCTTGTAGTCCTTTTTCTTAGCCATAATTAAACCATTTCAATATAAAAATTATCGGTGGATTCGACAGGAGTCCAAGCACCAGTGTGAACGTGATTAGCTAGAGCCAGTGCCATGACACAATCGTCAAAGCAGCCAGCTTCAGCTTGCATAGCACCACTTTCAGTGACTATGTAAGAGAGCATTTCGCGCAGTGTGACTTTGCAGTTTATTTCCAACTCTTTTTCACGCATTGATGCGCGTAGCTGGTCGATGATAAGAGGCTTTGTCTTCTGAGTTGTCGTAAAACCTAGCTTGGTGGTTTCACGGTCAGTCAGCTTGTCTAACTGCTGCTCTGTGTGGAAATTGGGGTATGCCATATCCTTGCCTAGCCGCGTACAAGTCAGGATGCCGTGTGAGTTGTTTTCTACACAAATATAAGCTTCGTTGTAGTACTCACCTAGCGCATACAGGACGTTTGCAAAGTAGTCAGGGTGTACATGCCCACGCCACGTTGCGACTTGTCGCTTTTTGGAGTCCAGCACTTGGCAGACAGAGTAATCTCCTCCCCGCACACCCATAGCGACATCAGCACCGATGACGTACCTCTCACCCTCTACATGCTTTCTGTAGGTACTGAGTTCACCACGGGCATTGTTGACAAACTCATCGCCTTCTAAGGCAAGACGCTCTTTGAGTTCTTGGGTGTCTTTTAGGTTCTTGGATATCTGCTCTGGATTAAACACTGGCCTACCCGTTGTCAAGAATGCTTCATCGGGTTCACTAGGGTATTCCTGGCGGAATAGGTCAATGCCGTTTTGGGCTATCTTCCTACGCCTAAACATTAGCTGCTCATTGTCTAGGGTGTAGAGATCAGCTAAGTCTTCTTCGTCTGGAGTTCTTTCAAAGTCATCTCGCACTGGCTCACGGTAATCGAGATCAGTAAACCAAGGAATAAAAACAGGCACAAACCCATTTGAGCCATCCACAGCGCCACGCCACAGATCAGCAAATATGCCTGTTGCTCCATTGGCCGTAGACTCGACAAAAATAGCCGTGCCTTTGGCGTTAGGTACTGCCTGAGTAAGCCCGTTCCAGTTGTCCAGCGCGGTACTCTTTTGCCAGAATGCGAGTTCTGATGCGTGTACATGCGTAAGCGTTTCCCCGCGTCCAATAGATTCACCACCCGCTGTCGCAACCACAAAGCTACTGTCAAGTACGTCAAAGTTCATCTCCCGTCTTGAGGAATACTTAGTATGTGGCTTCAGTATCTCAGGGCAATGCTCATGGAATCTCTTAGTCATATCAAAGAGTGCGCGTGTAGAGTCTGAGTGGTGTGTGATCACCATCGCTTTACTTGCAGCCTTCTGGCTCACAGAGAAATACAAGTAGCCACCCGTGTAGGTGGACAACCCCTGCTGCCTAGCCTTTAGGATAATCACACGGATTTTTCCTTCAGATGCTATCTGGGATTCGACTGCTTTGTTGAGTATTTGCTGCGCTGAATTTAACTTGAGAGGGGATATGTTGCCTAGCTTTGTTCTGATCTTGAGTGCTGCATTTGAATAGTAACTGAAATCAGTCAGTAGTCTCTTCCGTACTTTGGCTATTTTCTGGTGCATCGGGCTGCTCATCCTCTTGCAATAGGGACGCTAGGAAATCTTCGGCTCTAGAGATAGAGACATCAGATTTACTCGCTGGCTTACTTTTAGTGAAGTCGAGAACCAGTCGTGCAGCCGCTAGGCGCTCTCTGGTCTCACCGACTAGGCGCATTACTTCTACTGCCGTGGTCAGCGCCTCTTTTTGATACTCGTCTTCTATATTGAATTTATCGCTCATAATCTCTACTACCTTCTTTGCATCAAGTTTGGCTTGTTCACGAAGTGGGGCGATGGTGTCCTTACGGTGTCCATCAGGCACTCCCTTTGGCCGACCTGCGTTTTTTTTGGGCTTGTTTGACCACTCCTTTCTCAATGCCCGACCCTCTGGTGTGGACATCAGCGTCTTGAAGTAGCTGTTCTTCTGCGCCCTTTGAGGGTGGGTTAGTGGTTTTGGGGGTGATACTGCGCGTTGCTTTCTTGGTGGCTTCTTTTCCATTAGGTATTTTATCCTCAAGTATTTTCTCAATGATCTGTCTAGTGTTTATAGACGATACACACATCATTTCAGGTGGTAACTCACGGCGCAGTTCTTTGAGTATATGTATGCGCTGCTCTTTATCGAGATAGGGACTTTCGGTGACTTCTTGGATTGTTTTTAGGTAACGGACTAAGTCCACTGCTTTAGTACTCACATAACTCTCCTTATGT